GGCACTGCCTTCAACTACCTTCAGCAGCCTGGCAAAGGAGTGTACCTACACTCCGTTCCCAACTATGCCAACATGGGAGCTCCTACCTCCGTCCTTGGTATGCGCTCTGAGGATCGCTACAGGCTTCAGCGCATTGGCGTCAAACGCCACACCTTTGTATCCTGCTCTGCCACGGTCATGGAAATGCGTTACCTCAATGTAACTGGCACTAACTATGCTCCCAGACCAGGCCCAGCACCTTACTGGACCACCCAGCAAACTAACGTAGCACACTACGGACCCAACACCATCACTGAGAACTGTCACCCACAATGGAATGCCTCCATCACTGTCACACCATACGCCACTGTAAAGTTCTGGGGACGTAAAGACGTCAACTCGACAATATAAAAGACCTTTTTAGACCAAAGCACAAAATGAGGCGCGCAGCGCCGAATCAGCTATCAGCGAAGCATGACGAAGCGAAGCGAGTATAGCTAGGAATCCCCGAGCGCGCTAGCCGGAAATCCCAAAGCGAGCCAGAACATTTTAAAAAAAAAAAAGCGAGCGAAGCGAGCATTTAGGGTTACTCCTTCAAAGTGGCCTAGGCTAGTATTACCCTAGGCCACTTCGGAACATCGGATGTTGCACAATTAGAATCCCATCTCATCGTGACGTTTAAAATGACGTACGCGCATTTCATTCGAAAAGCATACTATTTAAGCGCGGCGGTAATTATTTCATTTCCTTCAAAATTACTAACCAGCACAAACAAACATCCTTCCACACCCCCCGTAGCGTACACTATGTCGTCCAAGCGCTGGTGCTTCACCCTCAACCATCCCGGCGAATATCGCCCGCCGTACACGCCGCTAAGCATCGACTATCTCGTCTGGCAACTCGAGCGCGGCGAAGCCGGTACCGATCACATCCAGGGCTACCTCCGCCTCAAGCAGCGCGGACTAATGGGCCGCGTCAAAGTCCTCCTCGACAACCAGGGCCTCCACCTCGAGCGCGCGCAGGGCTCCGAGGAACAGAACCGCGCCTACTGCACTAAGGCCGACACCCGCATCTCTGGGCCCTACGAGCACGGCACCTACGACGCCAACGCCGGTAAGCAAGGGACCCGCAACGACCTAATCGCCGCTACCTCCCTCATCGCGCAGGGGCAGACTCTGGGACAAGTCGCAGCCCTTCACCCGACAATGATCGTCAAGTATCCCACCGGCATGGAAAAGCTTGTCCAACTTCTCGCGCCCCCGCCAGCCATCCGCCGCGACCTTTTCGTCTGCGTCCTCTGGGGCCCCACCGGCACTGGGAAGACGCACCGCGTTCGTACGAGTTTCCCCGACCTCTACGCCGTACTACCTGGCAGGGATCCATGGGGCCGCTATCAGAACCAACTCACGATCCTCTTCGACGAGTTCGACTGGAGCAAGTGGACGATCGACCAGATGAAAACGCTCCTGGACATCTGGCCTCTGTCCCTGGACTGCCGGTACGCGGACAAGACGGCGTACTACAACAGGGTGTACATCACTTCGCAGTCCCCCCCATCGAACTGGTACCTGCTCCCCCCCACCAGCCCCGACAAGCAAGCCCTTATGAGGAGGATCTCTCTGATCGTGGAAGTTCTGGATCAGCAGCAGGAAGTCCCTCTCCTCCTGCCTGCTCATGTACTCCCGACACTCTCTGTGACTCCTGCCGCACCTGGATCGACTACGCCTGCCCCGAGCACTACACCTGTAGTGATCTCTTCGGATTCGGAGGACGAAAACCCCCGCCCACTTAAGCGTACTCATCGTTTCATCATTCAGGACACTCCTGACGATTGAGATCCATCAAAACAACTCAACATCCATCACATCACATGCGCTCTCGTCGCAGAATAAAGAAGCTCTTTCGTTCCAAACGCAAGCGCTCTTACAAGAAATCTCGCCGTATTTGGCGTAAGCACCGCAAGGGCTCTCGCATCGGCCGGAACAAGATTTTTCCTCACAAGGACACCTCTATCTGTGTCACTCTTGTAGGCAATGCCATAGAGCAAGTCACTGCAGCAGGTGCTACTACACAACGCACCTGGGCTTTCGATCTAACATCCATGCGAGGCTATGACACCTACGTTCACTGCTTCAAATACTACAAAATCAAGACCTGTGGCTTCGACTACGAGATGTCTGAGACCGCTCCAGCTGCATATGGTGTCGGTACCATCACTGAAGGCACTGCCTTCAACTACCTTCAGCAGCCTGGCAAAGGAGTGTACCTACACTCCGTTCCCAACTATGCCAACATGGGAGCTCCTACCTCCGTCCTTGGTATGCGCTCTGAGGATCGCTACA